AGAAAGACCGTTTCCAACGAATAATCATATTAATATATATTCTGACTTTTTTAAATTCTTAGTGGTTCTACCATATCGAATTTATTATCTTCCTCTATATATTAATCAGTACAAAGATGATTTAATAATCTACTCTTAGTATTGATTTTGACACATTCAAGGAGATCGGTTGAAATTGCAATAGTTACACTACTTAATAAATTAAGTGGAATTGACTTTTCCAATTTACCATGATTAAGAAATTCTCTTAATAAAGGATGTGATACCATTGAATCACCACGAAAACGTGATAATTTAAATGGTTTTACTTCATTTATTGCAAGAGTTTCCATTTGAGATTGTTCATATGTTTGAATCCTAGTTATAATACGTTGATTTTTAATTTGAAATTTAAAATAATCACGTAAAAAATACTTTGGACCTCGAATAATTGAACAATTCAATTCTGGAATCCGACCTACTTCAATAACATCCGTCAATTCACCCATCTTTTGAAGATAAATTCGACGATCAAGACGATTGTCTTCTTTTCCGAACTTTCTACCCAAACCACCATATTCAATTGGAATATCCAATGATTGTGGTGTTTTTGATAATATATGTTTTGAAAAGATTACCAAATCTTTTTCCTCGAATCCACTTTCAAAAGCAGCCTTAGAATCCAATACATTTCTGGATAAAATCGTTTTAAATTTTCCGGTATGTATCAATTTAAAATTGTTTGTCTTTTTATTCCGTACAAACAATTGAGAATTGATCGACCCAAAAATTTTTGAACAATAATTTTTACCTAAAGATGGTTTTAATCCCATTGATGTTGAAACTCTTTTCCATGATTCAATTTTTCTTTTTGAATCAGTAAAAAGTATATCATCACCATTGATTAAAGCTTTAACATCATGAAGATCATCATTATTTCTTATCAATCCTATTGTTGCAGCATTTGCTACACAAAGAATTGGGAAGGAAAGAAGAGATCCCATGAGTTGTCCTTTAGTTTGAATTATTGGTTGTAATTTTGTCCAATTTGGATATTGTATTCTATGTTTACGTCCTTCATAATCTAAATAATTACATAAAGGTATATTATCAATAAATTGTTTTTTTAATTCATCAATAAAAACACCCATAATATCCATATTTAGATTATCGGTTGCACTTTCATAATCACCAGATAAAATATAATGATTCGATTTTCCATTATCAAAAATTGATTTAACTTTTTCTTCGGTTAATTCATTTTTTGTTCCTGGAAAAAAACATTTAAATTCTTTTAATGAATCAAACATTGCTTTTTGTAAAGGTTTCAAAGCAAAACACTTTGAATCTCCTTTAGTTATCATTCTAACCTTTAATGGTTCTGGAATGGCATGAGCTTTAACATCATTATTACTAGGTAATAAATATGGAAAAGTATAAGCAATACTTGGTTCCTCTGGAGAACTAAATGGTAATATCGGAATTGTCCATAATAAAGGTTTTTCTTCACCTACCGATTTGAATGCATTAATTGTTGCAGACCTATGTTCATCAATTGCAAATTGAACAACCATTTTCACAAATTGTGATATAGTTAATTCTTTGTAAAATATTTGACTAGGTCTTGCTCCATATAATGAATCATTTTTAGTAGATTCAGTCATCTCATAGGTCATACGTTTAATTCTTAACATATTTCCTTTTCGTTCAATTATTTCCCAATAGGGAACAATACGACGAAGGAGAGCCTTTGGACAATTTATATCTGTAAATAAAGAAGTCGCAACTTGAATTGGATCAGTATTTGATGATAATAAAACAAATTCACTACTAAATTTTGTTCCCTTTGACTTTAAATCAGCCATTGGTACTATAAATTCATTATTGGATTTAATTTGTATTAATTGATCAATTAAATGATCATGTTGGTCTTTACCTCTCTTTTGAAAGGCATCGTCCACCATAAAAATTAATTGACCCGTATAATCATCAAAATGATCCGAATCAAAATTACGTGCGTAAACAGAATGTTTTTCACCAAATCGATTTGATAAATCTTTTATAATTAAATTACTTATAAATGATTTACCAACTCCTGGAGATCCCTTTTAAATAAATACATGGTGGATCAATACGTGTTTTAAACTGTGATAATTTACCATTATCCCTTGTTTCTGAACGTGTTAATCCATCCTGTAATGCTTTAAAGGAACCACCCATATCTCGATTATGTGAAAAACAAGCCTTCGAAGGTGCCAATGAAATCATCTCATGATAATTTTTTTTGGTACATTCGGCGAATTGACGTGCATATAAACGAACATGTTGAAGTACATGTTCTGGAGTATTCCCAATAGTTGAGAGAATATTCTGATGTTTTTTATATGCATCTAAAATCATATCTTGTGGAACTTCATTTGCAGCAACTTTACATTGTAATAGATTCCAGAGATCACGAATTTTTCTTCGTGGTCTTTGCCATCTTTTACGTAATAGGGGCCAAAAATGAGGTTCAATAAGATCAAAACAAAAATTTTTATCAATTTCTGGCAATTCTTGTTCCATATTAATGGAAAAACAATATGCAAGATTTTGTTTAAAAATTTTTGGTAGTTGGTGGAGTGAACAATTAAAGTACTTTTTAAAGTACTGAAATGTTTTAACTTCATTACAGCGTATATTCATTGTATGATACCAAAGTTTCATACAATGAGTAAAACCACTGAGCTGATGGTCAAAAGATTTCTGATCATTAGTTTTTACGGTTAAACCTTTCCGACTAAAATTACCCGGTTTCGTCATTGTTTTTTTAAGCAATCCGAGGCTCGGTATTTTAGATTTGTTAATAATTTTTACAACAAAAAGAGTTATTAACACTTATTGAGGGGTGTCTGGACGTTTTGTTAAACGTGACATAGTCGTCGCCAAAACAGAACAGTTGTTTTCCGCAG